ACAACATTGGCTCACGTTTTTGCCCAATTTACGTGAAAATTGGGAAACGGTGCGTTCAGCACCATGCTTTGAGAAGATTTCTAACCTTATTTCATTGGCAGCATCCATTGGATTATGTAGTGTAACCAAATTGTCATGGAATGTTAAAGGTGTAGAATTATTCAGAGCTGGTAGTTTGCGTAAACACGCAACTGCCGTCGACTTTTTTGGAGCCATGTTGGATACAGTTATTACCTTTATTGAAGGAGGTTATGAGTGTTTCAGACAAGGCTCAATTGCACCTCTTTTGTTTACTACCGATGCTGGTCGTGAATTTGATGATTTGTATTTCACTTTGATGGAATTGCATGAGCATGCTATGGTTTTCAACCTTGCAGCTAACCCAATTACATACAAGGGAGTACGTCGTCCCATTAACGACTTGGAGTATGGAAGTATGCTTGAAGAGGGCATTGAGATGGCTGAAAAAGCTTATCGTTCTGCTAAAGGAACATGGCAGGCTTCTATTCTTGAGAAGCGATTGACGAGTTTACGTAATAATCGCGCTTCTTATTCTGCCAAGCGTATTGATGGATCATTGAGATACGCTCCTTTAGTTATTTATTTGCATGGAGGAACAGGAGTTGGCAAATCAACAATTGCACAATTAGTTATGGCTGATTGTCTAAATGCTGCAGGTGCCAATCCTGATCCTAAGAATACTGCCATTATTAAGGAATCAGATAAATTTGATTCAACTTTGAAGGGAGATACTCAAGGAATTTTCTTTGATGATATGGGTAATACTCAAAAAGAATTTCTAGAGAAATCACCTACTGAAAGGTTGATTGACATCAATAATAATATGATTACTTATGCCAATAAGGCAGATTTACACGAAAAAGGAAAAATTGAGATTCGTCCTTCAGTACTAGTGGTTACTAGTAATGCTCCATTGGCTAACCATGCCAGAGGCGGATCTATTTGTCCTGAATCTGTTGTACGCCGCGCAGATTTGCATTTGGAAATTACAGTGAAGGATAAGTATCGTCTACCTGATGGACGATTGAATTCTTATAAAGCTATGGAAGATTTTCCTGATGAGGACTTTGAAACTGATGTTTGGAACATTAAAGTTCATGTCCCTGATATGCAAAATAAGAAAACTTATACTTCTCCCATTAATGGAGATTTGCAAGACAATACTTTTTATACAATTACCGAAGTGTTGGAAATTGCTACTTCTACTTGCAAGAAGCATTTTGAAAATCAACGACGTGTTGTTAAGAAAGCTACTGCAATGGTGGGATCGCGCAAATATTGCTCTGAGTGTCTTTTATCGAAGACACTCTGTAAATGTGAACCTGAGAAGTTGCCAACTGTTGTTGAGGAAGAATCATTTGAAAAACAAGCACTATCTGATTTATCATTTGATTATGTTAAATCTCAGTTTTCTAATTTCACCCCAACGATGAATGCAATTTCTGTCCGTATTCCTGAACGAGTTGTGCAAAGTACTCTTGTTCAGAAAGTATATATGTTGTATCATTGTCAAGAATTGGTTGCTTTGGAAAAGCAATCTCGTGATTCTATGACCACTCTTTTTAGCTTGGTTTGCTTTTGTGGATTGATCACAGGATCATTATCTTGGAGTATGGTACTTACTACTATGTGTTTATGTGCTTATATGCATTATTGTGTTTTGACGAAGTGGAAGAATGATATGTGTGCTAGATTGGCTTCACGCCGAGACATCACTCATGATTTATTTGCTTCATTGCGACAGAGTAAGACAGTACAGTTCTTTTCTATGTGTATTCTCGCAAAGGTTTTATATTCAGTTGTAATGTCGATGCGTGCTGTTCATGAACAGCAAACTGTATTGGCTCCAGCATCTGTCGATGAAATTAAGAAGCGAGATTCTGAAGTTAATCCATGGGCCACAGTTATTCCTGCAAAATTACATGTTAACAAAAAGAATGCCACAATGACCATAGACCAATTGGTTGAGAAAGTGAAAGGCAATTTGTTTCATGCAAAATTTGTTGAGAATGGATTTCAGCAAGCTTGTGATATTCTTGCTTTAGGTGGTACTATGTTTTTACTTCCGTTACATATTTTTGAAAATCGTAAGGATATGAAGGTTCTTGTTACACGCAAGGACCCCAGTATTTTGAATTCGACTTTCAGGGGATTTGTCAGCGTGAATGCCATGACCCCTATTCCTGGTAAGGATCTTTGTGTTGTGTCGATTCCATCTGGAGGTCCCCATGCTGATATTACTCATTTGTTCCCGAATTATTGTTCAGTTACTGGATCAGCACATTTATTGTACCGTGAGGAAAGCGGTGCGATGCGTGATGATGTTATTAAGGCAACATATATTCGTAATTCTGATTCAGGTGGACCTGGTTATCATTACTATGCACCATATAATACCTTTACTGGTATGTGTATGGCTACGCTAGTTGGTGATTTTGCCAAGCCCACAATTATCGGAGTGCATTTACGAGGAATTACTGGATCACCCAGTTCTAAGGCTTTGTATATTTCTTCAGTTGAATTGAAGGAAGCTATTGCAAAGTCAAAAACGAATTGGGTTGGAACATTTCCCTCACATGTTAATGGAACTTTTCCCGTTGAGAAATATGAGAAGCAGGTAGTCATCAATCAAGATGTACACCCCAAATCTCCAGTTGCTTTTTTGCCAGTTGGCAGTAGGGTAGAGTATGTTGGTCAAAATAATCAACGTGCTACACATACTAAAAGTGACGTAATTGCTACTCCTATTTCTCCAATTGTTGAGAAGGTCACAGGTGTACCAAATGAGTATGGTGCACCACATTTCCACACTTGGAAAATGTGGCAAGAATCACTTGCCCATTCATCCAATCCAAGTGTGGGTATTGAACCTTCATTGATGGATATAGCAGTTCAGGATTATTGCAATGGATTAACAGAAGTTCTCTTGCAAGATACCTTTCAGGGTATGCTTGAGACAGATGTTCATCCATTGACGGATATGCAAGCATTGTGTGGTATTGATGGAAAACGATTCATCGACGCCATTCCTAAGGACACCTCTAAGGGATTTCCATTAACTGGACCTAAGAGGGATGCTATTACATTGCTTAATCGTGAGGATTATCCCGAATTTTCTTGTCCTGCTGTTGTAGATGAGGACATTCTGCGAGAAGCATAAAGCATGACAGAAAAGTTGGCCAATGGTGAGCGCTGTTATGCTATGTTTAAGGCATGTGTTAAGGATGAACCTACTAAATTGAATAAGGACAAAGTTAGGGTATTTCAGGCATGTGAATTTGCATTTCAATTAGTGATTCGCAAGTATTTCTTGCCAATTGCTCGTTTGATGTCCTTATTCCCATTAGATTCAGAGTGTGCAGTTGGTGTCAATGCTCAGGGACCTGAGTGGGATCAACTTGCTAGGCATATGTTGAAATTTGGTGAAGATCGTGTTTTTGCTGGTGATTACAGCAAATATGATTTACGTATGCCTGCCTCTGTTATTTTGGCAGCTTTCAAGTGTATGTGCAACATTGCCGAAGAATGTGGTACATATAC